AAGAAGCACTATTCAAGTTTCAGTTAGAAAGAAATAGTTTGACTTCTACACCTTTTGAACTCACACTTCTTGCTACTGCTGCAACTAATGGTGAGCAGATTTTTGCTTCAATGGACTGGGAAGAGATTAGTAGGTAATTTGGAATTTATAAATAACTAAAAGTGTATCTAATAAAATAATGGCTCATAGACCAGTTGGGGCAGGATCCTCATTTAATTTTACTGCAGGTGCTGCAACAACTTCATCTGCATTTTCTGTACAATCTAGTGTTTTGAGAGTGGTTGCCGCCAATGGTGCAGCGCACATTTCTATTGGTGGAAATCCCACGGCAACAACTTCCGATTATTATGTTCCTTCTGGTGAAACAGTAAGTCTTGCTTTAACTAAGGCATCAAACAGAGTTGTTGGAGTGGCTACTGGTGCAACAACAATAATCACAGTTCCAGAGGGGACACAAGTTCCATTTGGGGTTGGTGATTATGTTTCACTATCAGTAACTGGGCAAACTTATTATAATTTTACTCATGCTCAAGTGACATCTGTTGATACATCCACAGGAATTAATGGATACTATCAAACAAGAATGACTGTTGCATATAATTCAAGTGGAATTGCAACGGCATTTTCAGCATCCTCTTATGCCACGATTTCAATCTCAAATAAAGTCTCTGCATATGGGGTTGGATCAGGAACACTTTATTTCCAACAAGTACAAATTACGGGGCAAGCGTAAAATGAAACTAATCAGAGAAGAAATTGAAAAGGTAGAAGTCATTACTGAGGGATCAGGAAAGACTGCAAAACTTTATATTAAAGGTCCTTTTCTACAAGCAGAATGCGTGAACCGTAATGGACGTATGTATCCAATGTCCATTATGGAAAGAGAAGTGAAGCGTTACACTGAGCAGTATGTCCAAAAAGGACGTGCTCTCGGAGAACTTGGTCATCCAGATGGTCCAACTGTAAATTTAGATCGTGTATCACACAAAATTACAGAACTTTATCGTAATGGAAACAATTTCATTGGAAAGGCACAAATTCTTTCTACTCCAATGGGAAAAATTGCCGAGTCACTTCTTAAGGATGGTGTAACCCTTGGCGTTTCCTCTCGTGGTATTGGATCACTTAGAGAAAACAACAAAGGATTTAAAGAAGTTGGTGAAGACTTTATGCTTGCAACTGCTGCTGATATTGTGGCGGATCCTTCTGCACCTGATGCTTTCGTTCAGGGAATTATGGAAGGTAAGGAGTGGATTTGGGATGGTGGAATCCTAAGAGAAAAGATGGCAGAAAAAGCTGCTATGAGAATTAACACTCTAGTTGATCAGAGAAGACTTGAAGAGCACAAAATACAACTTTTCAATGATTTTCTCGCAAATCTTTAAATTATAAATAAATATAGATTAAAATTAAAAGGTAATCGGAGAGTTCAAATGTCTCGTGGAGATTTACAAGAAATGGAAGTAGGCACTAAGCAATCCAAAACCGCAGTTAATGCTGGTGCTAAGCCTGCCGAAGGAATGTCAAAATTAACAACTGGCATTCCCGATGGACAAACTGCTGGATGGGAAGATCTTGGTGGTCCTGATCCAACCAACTATCGTCCAGATGATGATTCAGCAAAACTAAAGACTGCTGGTGATTCACTTAGTTCTGTTAAGAATATCGTAAATCGTGGTGCCAAGGCAGCAGATGCTATGCAGAAGCTTAGTGGTGCTGTTAAGGAAGAGGAAGAACTCGACGATGAGGATCTCATTGAAGAGGATGCTGAGGGTGAAGTAACCGAAGCTAAGGACGAAGAGGAAGAAAAGGGCGAGAAGAAGCACAAAGAAGGTAAAAAGGAAGAAGAGGACGAAGACGAAGAAGAAGAAACCAAGAAGGAAGAATTCTTCTACAGTGAGTCCGAAATTGATGAGGACGTAACTGCTCTTGTTGAGGGAGAAGATCTCTCAGAAGAGTTTAAAGAAAAAGCAAAAACTATTTTTGAAGCTGCTCTAAGATCAAAAGTAGAGCAGATCCGCGAATCTCTCGAAACCCAATACGAGCAAAGACTCGTAGAGGAAGTAGAGGAAATTAAATCAGAACTAGTTGATCGCGTAGATTCTTACCTTGAGTATGTTTCGGAAGAGTGGATCACTGAGAATCAACTCGCTGTTCAGTCTGGTCTCCAGTCAGAACTGACCGAATCATTCCTCAATGGTATGAAGAATCTTTTTGAAGAACATTATGTATCAATCCCTGAAGATAAATATGATGTGCTTGAGAGCATGGTAGAAAAACTTGATGAAATGGAAGAAAAACTCAACGAGCAAATTGAGAGAAACATTCATCTAAACAAGCGTCTCGCAGAGTCGGTTGCAGATGGAATCTTTGATGAGATTTCTGAGGGTCTAGCACTTTCTCAGAAGGATAAGCTCGCTTCACTTGCCGAAAGTGTTGAGTTTGAAAGTGAAGCACAATATCGTGAGAAACTAGAGACTTTAAGGGAAGCATATTTCCCATCAAGATCTGGTTCACCAACCGCTAAATCAGAATCACTCTCAGAAGGAGTAGACATTGCACATGAGTCTATCTCTGGTGCTATGGCTAATTATCTGAATACACTCTCAAGATTTAGCAAATAATTGAATTTAATATAATTCAAACAAAAACATCCACACAACAAAGGTAAACGCAAATGTTCCATTCAGAGCAATTGCAGGAAAAGTGGGCACCTCTCCTCGACTATCAGGGTCTTGATTCTATCAAAGATTCACATCGTAGAGCAGTAACCGCAGTCCTGCTAGAGAACCAAGAGAAGTTCCTCAGAGAGGAAAACTCTTTCGCAACTTCAGGTTCATTCCTGACCGAATCACCAACCAACAGCACTGCATCAGGTGCAACTGCTGGTTTCGGTGGTAGCGCACAAGGATTCAGCGCAGGTCCTACCGCTGGTTTCGATCCAGTTCTGATCTCACTGATCCGCCGCGCAATGCCTAACCTGGTCGCTTATGACCTCGCAGGCGTTCAACCAATGAACGGTCCTACTGGACTGATCTTCGCAATGCGTTCACGCTATGTTAATCAGAGCGGAACCGAAGCATTCTACAACGAAGTAGATACAGCATTCTCCGGTCAAGATACCGGATACAACAATACCGCTGGTTGGACCGATGGTACTGTTGGTATGGGTACTACTGCACAGGCAGGAACCAACCCATCAGTTCTCAACCCATCAGGTTCATCCGAGACCGCATATAATGTTGGTCAGGGAATGAGAACCGACTACGCTGAGTCACTTGGCGAAGGTGGTGAGAACTTCAACCAAATGGCATTCTCAATCGAGAAGGTCACCGTAACTGCAAAGTCACGCGCTCTGAAGGCTGAGTACTCACTAGAGCTTGCTCAGGACCTCAAGGCAATCCACGGTCTGAATGCTGAAGCGGAATTAGCAAACATTCTCTCAACCGAGATTCTTGCTGAAATCAACCGCGAAGTTATCAGAACCATCTACAAGACTGCTGAACAGGGTGCTGTACAAAACGTAGCAACTGCAGGCATCTTCGACCTTGACGTTGACTCCAACGGTCGTTGGTCAGTTGAGAAGTTCAAGGGTCTTCTGTTCCAGATTGAGCGTGATGCTAACGCAATCGCTCAGAGAACTCGTCGTGGAAAGGGCAACATCATCCTCTGCTCCGCAGACGTTGCTTCCGCTCTAACCATGGCTGGCGTTCTGGATTACACCCCAGCACTCAACGCTAACCTCAATGTTGATGATACTGGCAATACTTTTGCTGGTACTCTAATGGGCAAATTCCGCGTATATATTGACCCATATGCTGCTAACCTGACTTCAGGTAATGCAACTCCTGGCAACCAGTATTACGTTGTTGGTTATAAGGGTTCTTCACCTTATGACGCAGGTCTCTTCTATTGCCCATACGTTCCTCTCCAAATGGTTCGTGCCGTTGGCGAGAACACCTTCCAGCCCAAGATTGGCTTTAAGACTCGTTATGGTATGGTTGCAAACCCATTCGCTGAAGGTGCTACCCAAGGTCAGGGTACTCTCACCACCAACAGCAACCGCTACTACAGAAGAGTTGCTGTGAAAAATTTAATGTGAGTTTTTTCACACTTACTCAAGACCTCCTTTGGGGGGTCTTTTTTTATATATAAAAATGTAAGAACTAGTTGTGAACGATGCCTAGACCAATTACCAATACTAGCGGATTTTACGGAGAAGGGAAATCTAAAAGAAAAGCAGAAAATCATAGAATAAATGTTAGAAGACGTAGAGATGAAAGAAAGCAACACTTAGTTGATCACTTTGGTGGTAAATGCCACGATTGTGGAAATAGTTTTCCAGTGTGTTGTTACGACTTTCATCACATCGATCCATCCACAAAATCATTTGAGATTGCTCCAAGATTAGATGGAAATTTAGAAACCATTATGGAAGAAGCAAAAAAATGTGTAATGATATGTTCAAACTGCCACCGAATTAGACATTATAAAGAGATAAGATAAATAGTTCAAAAAATGCCAGTAAACACTAGTACAAAAAATATAAGTAGGAATCAAATAGAGAACAGAAATTATCTGTCCCCTGTAGGATTTAAGTTTACTTTGACGCGTTCACCCAAGGTTGCATTTTTTTCCAACAGAGCAAACATTCCAGGATTAACTCTAGGTGTTGCAAATCAACCAACTTACTTGAAAGATATTGATATTCCTGGCGATAAAATTGTATTTCAAGATTTCACTCTAACTTTTATGGTGGATGAAAATCTTGAGAATTATATGGAAATACAAAAGTGGATTCGTGGATTAGGATATCCAGAAAGTCTTGCTGAGATTTATGACTTTCAAAGATCAAATGATAATTTTGAGCAACCAATGAAATCTCAGTTGGGTTTATATTCCGATGGATCTCTGATTATTTTAACAAGTTCCCAGAATGCGAACTTTAAAATCAATTTCAAAGATATGTTCCCATACGATTTATCAGCACTTCAATTTGATGCCACAAATACGGACATTCAATATTTGACTGCTGATGTGTCTTTCAAGTATACTATTTACAATATAACTGATATGAATGATGAAAAATTATGAGTATTGATTTGGATTCAATACAGCGTTTGTGGGAATCAGATTCTAAAATTGATCCAGACAATTTACATACAGAATCTTTAAATATTCCGATCCTTCACGCAAAGTATTATAACATTTATAATAACATTCTTTTGCTAAGAAAGAAAGCAGATCAACAAAAAAGAAATATCCGCCACGAAAGATATGAGTATTATTCTGGAAAAGCAGATCCAGATGTCTATGTCGAAAATCCATTTCCCAAAAAAATTAGGGATAAAGACACTCTCCAAAAATATCTAGATGCTGATGATAGATTATCACAATCATCACTCAAGGTAGAATACTATGATGTAATTCTAAAATACCTTGAGGATATTTTAAAAATGATTCACAATAGAGGATATCAGATTAAGAATGCCATAGAATATATGAGATTCCAGTCTGGTTTAGGGTAACTAAATACTCATAGCAATTATTATTGTTTATGAGTGACGTAATTATTCATAAGAAGAATGAGGTTTACATCAAGTTAGAATGTGAACCTCATATTTTATATGAGCTCCAAGAATATTTTACATTTGAAGTTCCAGGGGCAAAGTTTATGCCTCAAATGAGAAATAAGCACTGGGATGGTTATATAAGATTACTATCAGTTCACACTGGGGAAATTTATGCAGGTTTACTCCCCAAGGTAATTGATAAATTAAATCTTCACGGATACACATATGAGTTTCGTGAAAACAAATATTACGGTCTTCCATTTGAGATTAATGAAGAGATTTCAATGGAAGGAACCAAAGATTATATGCATTCTATTTGTTCCCATTCTCCTAGGGATTATCAAATAGATGCAGTATGCGATGCTCTGCGGCATAACCGAAAATTATTGATATCACCCACAGCCTCAGGAAAATCCTTGATGATTTATTCCCTTGTAAGGTATTATATAGATAAAGGACAAAAAATTCTCTTAGTTGTTCCAACGACATCTCTTGTAGAGCAGATGTACAAGGATTTCCAAGATTATGGTTGGGATGCTGAGTCATATTGCCATCGCATTTATTCTGGTAGGGAAAAAACAAATGAACATCCAGTTACGATCACAACTTGGCAATCAATCTATAAACTGGAAAGACCATTCTTTGAAGATTATAATGTAATTATAGGAGATGAGGCACACTTGTTCAAAAGCAAGTCTTTGATCTCTATAATGTCCAAACTTCATCACGCAAAATATCGTTTTGGATTTACTGGAACTCTTGATGGAACTCAAACTCACAAATGGGTTCTTGAAGGATTATTTGGTCCATCATACAAAGTGACAAAAACTGCGGAACTAATGCGGCAGGGACATTTGTCAAAATTAGATATTCAATGTTTGGTTCTAAAACATAAACCAAGAAAGTTTGAAAATTATGAAGATGAAGTTCAGTTCATAATAAGTCACGAAAGAAGAAATAAATTTATATCAAACTTGGTACTGAACTTAAAAGGAAATACTTTGATCTTATATAGTCGGGTTTCTACACACGGAGAACCTTTGTATAATTTAATAAATAATCTTAGGCCAGACGATAGAAAAGTATTTTTTATTCATGGTGGAGTTGATGCCGAAGAAAGAGAACTTGTAAGAGAGATCACAGAAAAAGAAAACAACGCAATTATTGTTGCTTCATATGGAACTTTTAGTACTGGCATCAACATCAAAAATCTTCACAATGTAGTTTTTGCTTCACCAAGTAAATCAAGAGTTAGAAATCTTCAATCAATAGGAAGAGTTTTGAGAAAAGGAAAAGATAAAACAAAAGCAGTTCTTTACGATATTGCTGATGACTGCACACTCAACTCAAGAAAAAATTATACCTTGGGGCATTTTATAGAAAGAATTAAAATATATAACGAAGAAAAATTTAACTATGAAATATTAACCATCAATCTAAAGGAATAATGGAAGAAGACTTTTATGCAACTCTAAAATTTAAGAATGGTGAAGAAGTATTCGCTAAGATTTCTGCCTCCGAAGAGGCAGAAAAAACAATGCTTGTTGTTTTCAGTCCAATAGTAATAACAGAGTTTAAAAGTAAAACAGGTATTACTGGATATAAAATGGAACCTTGGTTAAAGACAACAACTGATGATATGTTCATTGTTAACATTGATGATGTATTAACAATATCGGAATCTTCAGATATTGAAATGATAATGCTACACCAATCATTTGTTAGACAAAGACCATCTAACAAGAACAGTAATAAATGTCCTATGGATCGTAAGATGGGATACATTGCTAATGTAAATGATGCTAAAGAGATACTAGAGAAGATCTTTAAGAATAGCTAGAGCCTCATCTTCAAACCCAACAAAGGTATTATACTGGTATTTGTGGGGGTAAGTCAAGTCTTGTATTAATTAAGTGAAAATGTTATAATATCTACATATAAATGAGAAAAATTAATGATTACTACTAACGTAATGACCAAAAGAAAAAGGTCCGAGCATTATGTAAATAACAAAGAATTTTTAATTGCTCTTATTGAATACAAGAAAAAGCTTGCAATAGCAAAGGAAAACGGAGATCCAAAACCACAAATACCCAGATATATTGGTGAGTGTTTTTTAAAGATTGCAAATCACCTTTCCTTCAAACCAAATTTTATCAACTACATGTTTAAGGATGATATGATTTGTGATGGTATTGAGAATTGTGTTCAATATATTCACAACTTTGATCCAGAAAAATCACAGAATCCTTTTGCCTATTTTACTCAGATTATTCACTACGCATTTTTGAGACGTATTCAAAAGGAAAAGAAGCAATTAGAAATCAAAAATAAAATTCTTGAAAGATCTGGATACAGTGAAGTTTTTGATGACGATGAGGTTGACGGAATGAACCATGGGGACTACAATAGAATCAAAGATCTAGTCCATTCCAAACTTCGTTATTGAATGAAAGTCGCAATTATTACAGACCAGCATTTTGGTGCGAGAAAAAATTCAAAACTCTTTCATGATTATTTTCTAAAGTTCTACAATGATGTATTTTTCCCAACGCTCGAAGAGTATGGGATTACTACAGTCGTAGATATGGGAGATACTTTTGATAGTCGTAAGGGAATTGATTTCTCTGCTCTATCTTGGGCTAAAGATAATTACTACGATCGCCTTCAAGAAATGGGCGTAAAAGTCCATACTATTGTAGGAAACCATACTGCTTATTATAAAAATACTAATAACGTAAACGCAGTAGATTTGCTTCTGCGCGAGTATGCTAATGTGACAGTATATTCGGAACCAACTGAAGTAATGTTGGATAAACTTCTAACACTTTTTATACCTTGGATTAATCAGGAAAATGAATCAAATACTCTTAAACTTATTGAAAAGACAACTTGCCCGTGCGCGATGGGGCACCTTGAACTCCAAGGATTTAGAGTTAATCGACAAATCGTCATGGAGAATGGTTTGGAAGGCAAGTTATTTGAGAAGTTCAAGCGTGTCTTCTCGGGACACTATCACACTAGATCGACTAACGGAACAGTCTTTTATCTAGGAAATCCTTATGAGATTTACTGGACGGATGTAAATGATACTCGCGGATTTACAATCTTCGATACTGAAACATTAGAACATACTCCAGTTGATAATCCTTATAAAATGTTTCATAACATTTATTATGAGGATACAAACTATCAAACATTTGATACTCGCGAATATGAAAACAAGATCGTAAAAGTTATTGTTCGTAAAAAATCAGACACTAAAAAGTTTGAAAAGTTTATTGATAAGTTGTATGCTTCAAATGTCTTTGAGTTAAAAATAGTAGAGAATTTTCAAATTGAATCTCCGGTTGAATTTGAAGCATATGAGTCCGAAGATACTCTTTCTATCTTGAATAGATATATTGAGGAAACGGAAATCAATCTTGATAAATCTTTCGTTAAAAAAATGATGTCAGAAATATATCAAGAGGCTTGTGAGTTGGTATAAATGTACATATTAACAATATACGGTAGAGAAAAGGAAGGTGCATACGCAGTTGTCAATTCCGATGGAGATCAAATCCTTTATATTTTTGAAGAAGAGGATGATGCCGTTAGATTTGCTATGATGCTTGAGGAAGATGACTATCCCGAAATGCATGTGATGGAAGTTGAGAAGGAAGATATAATAACTGCCTGTGAAATGCATGATTACCAATATGCTATTATTACCCCAAATGACATTGTAATTCCACCTGAACAAAATGATTTTATTTGAAAGTATTCGTTGGAAAAATTTTCTATCAACAGGAAACAACTGGACAGAAGTTAATTTTACCCAAAATAAAACCACACTCATTATTGGAACAAATGGTGCTGGGAAGAGTACGGTTTTGGATGCCTTAACTTTTTCTTTGTTTGGGAAACCATTTCGTAAAATCAATAAACCTCAACTTGTCAATTCTGTAAATGAAAAGGATTGTGTTGTTGAGGTTAATTTTTCTATTGGTAAAACCAATTGGAAAGTAAAAAGGGGAATTAAACCAGCAATATTTGAAATTGAGCGAGATGGCAAAGTACTTGATCAGTCATCAGCATCTCTAGACCAACAGAAATGGTTGGAACAAAATGTTCTTAAAATGAACTATAAGTCTTTCACCCAAATTGTGATTTTGGGTTCTAGCACATTTGTCCCTTTTATGCAACTTTCTGCATCAAATCGTAGGGAAGTTATTGAAGATCTTTTGGATATTAAGATCTTCTCTTCAATGAATACGATCATTAAAGAAAAGATTCGCCAGTCCAGAGAAGATATAAAAATTTTGGAACTTAAAAAAGAATCTTTGCTTGATAAAGTTAAGATGCAGGAAAGTTTTATTGAAGAACTTGAGAATCGTGGTAAAGAAAATATAGAGAACAATAAACGGAAAGTTTCTGATTTAAGTGGAGAAATAGAACAGCATTTGAGTGAAAACACTTCACTAGAAGAACCTCTTTATGGGTATATTAGAGAGCAAGATAAGTTAGTTGGATATGCTGATAAACTTCGTAAGTTGGGAAACCTGAAGGGTAAAATTTCACAAAAAGTATCTACCATCACTAAAGAACATAAATTCTTTACTGAAAATACGGTTTGCCCAACTTGTACACAGTCTATTGATGAAGAGTTCAGAATAAATAAAATTAACGACGCTCAAAATAAAGCAAAGGAGTTGCAATCTGGTTATAAAGAACTGGAAGAGGCAATTAAAGAGGAAGAAGAGCGAGAGCGTCAATTCACCGCTCTATCGAAGGAGATCTCTAAATTAACGAATGGCATTTCTCAAAACAATATTAAGATTAATGGATTACGGAGACAAATCGGAAATCTTGAAAAAGAAATTCAAGTTCTTACCGAGAACCTTGCAAACAGAAATTCTGAACATGAGAAGCTAGAATCCTTCAAAGAAAACTTAAAAACTACATACGACGAACTCTCTTCTAAAAAAGACACAATCAACTATTACGATTTTTCGTATAGTTTGCTCAAAGACGGTGGAGTAAAAACTCAGATCATTAAGAAGTATTTGCCACTCATCAATCAGCAGGTTAATCGTTATCTGCAGATGATGGACTTCTACATTAACTTTACACTTGATGAGGAGTTTAACGAAACCGTCCAGTCACCTATTCACGAAGATTTCTCCTATGCCTCCTTTAGTGAAGGAGAAAAGATGAGAATCGACCTAGCACTTCTTTTCACCTGGCGAGAAGTGGCAAGAATGAAGAACTCAGTCAATACAAATCTTCTGATTATGGATGAGGTGTTTGATAGTTCACTTGATGGGTTTGGAACCGAAGAGTTCCTTAAAATTATCCGATATGTGATTAAAGATGCTAATATCTTTGTTATCTCCCATAAGACTGGATTAGAAGACAGATTCGAAAGCGTCATCCGATTCGAGAAAGTCAAAGGTTTTTCGCATATGGTGGATTGATGTTTTTATAAATATCTAGAAAGACTTATAAAGATGAGATATCAAGAAATCGTAGGTATTCACGAAGCTTATTCTTCCATTTATTCTCAACCAGTAGAACTTTCTGAAGAGGTAGAAATTGCCGCGCAGTATTTCTACGAAATGGGTTTGAACGAGGAAGGAGTAGATATTCTGATTGAAGATCTTGGTGTTGATGAGTTTGCTGAGTTTGTTTATGATATTGCCGAAGATTATGTTTTGACTGAGGCAAGAGCAGGTGGGGTAAAAATTGAACCAAAGACCTCAAAGGGAAAGGCAATTGAAGGTAAACCATCTGCCCAATCACTAAAAGCACTTCGCAAGAAAAAGGCAGCAAGAGCGGAGGCAGAAAAATCTGCTTCCGAAGCAAAACCATCTGGTCTGAAATCATCTCTTCGTAGGCAATCTGCGGTTGTAAATGCTGCCAAGAAACAACCCAAGAAACCAGGACTACTTGATCGTGTCGCTGGTGCGGTCAATAGAGGAATTGAGAGACATAATAAAGCAATGGGTGAATTAAAGAAAATGAAATCTGCTACTGATGTGACTGTTGGTAAAGTTAAAAAGGCTGCTGGTGAGTTTAAAAAAGGATTAACTGAGGGAACCGATCTTTTTGATTACTTCATTGAATATTTGATTTCCGAAGGGTATGCTGATACTAATGAGGCAGCTCTTGCTATTATGGTAAATATGAGCGAAGAGTGGAGAGAAGAAATTATTGAAAGTAGAGTTAGTGAACTTGGTGATAGATTAAAAGATCTTCAGCAACGTAGCGCAACAACTGATGTGAAGGCACAAAGAACTGCTAAACTTGCTAGAGATCGTTTTAATGATCTATCCGATAAGGAAAAGGAATTTAGAAAAGGCGTAGAAGATTTTGCTAGAGCCACAAAGGACTGATAATACCACTTTTCAAACTGTCCACTGGGAGGTCTTAGGACCTCCTTTTTTTGTATAATGATCCCATAACGCATCAGACCTATGTCCATCCGCCACGAGATTAAATCCCAACTTGCTAAACTGCTTGCTACTGAGGATTTGGTGGTTGAGCACAAGAAGGTTTCTACTGCTTGCTTCAATGTCCATACTCGGGTTCTGACTCTTCCTCTATGGGAGAAAGCAAGCAACCTTGTATATGACCTCCTAGTGGGCCATGAAGTTGGACACGCACTATTCACCCCCGATGAGGATTGGACTGAACAAGTAAAAGTTCCTCCTCAGTTTGTGAATGTGGTTGAGGATGCCCGCATTGAGAAATTGATGAAGCGCAAGTATGCTGGACTTGCTAAGACGTTCTTCAATGGTTATAAGGAGTTGAACGAAGAAGACTTCTTTCAGATTGCTGAGGATGATATTTCCACCTTCAATCTTGCTGACCGTGCTAATCTTTACTTTAAGATTGGCAATTTTATCTATTTGGACTTCAAACCAGAGGAGCAAGAAATTGTTAATCTGATTGGTGCATGTGAAAGTTTTGCGGACGCACTGATCGCAGCGGAAGAACTCTACAAATACTGTAAGAAAGAAAAGGAGCAACAACAGAAGGTTGCTGATTTTGATTCTCACGAGACTCAAGGTAATTCACAGTCTCCAGCAAGTGATTTTGTGGAGAGTAATGACTCCTCTTCTGAGCAAGAGGGTGAGAGTGATAACTCTTCCGATATTGATACTTCCGAATCCTATGGTGGGACCGCTCAGGGTGAAGAAACGCAAGTAAAATCTGGTGGAGAAAAAGAAGATCCTGAAGTTCGCACAGCAGATTCTCTGGAAGATAAAATCCAAAACCTTGTAAACAATGATGGTTATGAGAGTGTTTATGTTGAGATTCCTCAAGTAAATCTTGATACAATCATTGCTAAGAACTCTGAAGTTCACAAAGAGATCAATGATTCTTTTGCTCACCAACAAAAACTTCATAATGGGCACGCAGAGGAAAAAGGATATACTCTAGTAAATCTTTACAAAGATTCTGATCTTGAGTTTAAGAAGTTTAAGTCTTCTGCTCAGAAAGAAGTCAATTATCTTGTGAAAGAGTTTGAATGTCGTAAGGCAGCAGATCAGTATGCCCGCGCATCTATTGCTCGCACTGGTGTTCTTGATACAACTCGCCTTCATACCTACAAATACAACGAAGACCTGTTCAAGAAAGTTTCCGTAATTCCTGATGGCAAGAATCACGGTCTGGTTTTTGTTCTGGACTGGAGTGGTTCTATGTCGGATGTAATGATTGATACTTGTAAGCAACTCTTCAACCTTGTTTGGTTCTGTAAGAAAGTTTCTATTCCTTTTGAGGTTTATGCCTTCACTAATGAATGGCGTCGTGGTGAATGGGATTATGAAAAGGAGCGTTATCTTGCTGCTGATCGTGAACCACACTATCAAAAGAAAGATGGTCTCCTAGTTGTTGATGAAACTTTCTCAATGATGAATGTTCTTACTAGTAAAGTTTCTGGTAAAGAACTGGAGAATCAAATGCTGAATATCTGGCGTCTTGCTTATTGTTTCGGTCGTGGTTATAGTTGTTCTTATACTTACTCAAATCGTATGAGTTTGTCTGGAACTCCTTTGAATGAGGCATTGATCGCACTTCATCAGATTCTTCCTAAGTTCCAGAAAGAGAATAAACTGCAGAAGGTTCAATGCATTGTTCTAACTGATGGTGAAGCAAGTCAACTTGTTCGCCACAAGGAAGTGCAACGTAAGTGGGACAAAGAACCTTATATTGGAACTGGTTACATTCAACCGATGGACACATTTCTCCGTGATCGTAAACTTGGGGCTACATACAGGATTAAGTATGCACATCATGAGTTTACCGATGTTCTCCTCAAGAATTTGAAGGATAAGTTTTCTTCAACGAACTTTATTGGTATTCGTGTTCTTGAGGGTCGTAATATAAGTCATTTTATTCAAATGTATCATTCTCACAATGATAAGCAGTATGAAAAAATCCAAAGCGACTGGAAGAAAATCAGGAGTTTTACTATTACCAATTCGGGTTATGATGCATACTTTGGTTTGTCTGCTACAGCACTTGCTCAGGAGACAGAGTTTGAGGTTGGTGAGGATGCGACTAAATCTCAAATCAAATCTGCTTTTGTCAAATCTTTGAAGACTAAAAAACTTAATAAAAAAGTTCTTGGTGAGTTCATTTCTTTGGTGGTCTAAATACTTAAAAAAGTATATGAGAACTTTTAAAGAATTTACTCAAATAGTAGAAAAACTTGACAGCAAGTCTGCAAAAGATCCTGGATACTCTTTGAAGGATTGGTTTAAGGGTGGTGGATGGGTCCAGGCTGGTGGTAAGTATGATGGGAAACCTTGTGCTAAACAACCTGGACAAACTACTAAACCTTATTGTAGAGATGCAGACGATCGTGCTGCTATGGATAAGGAAGAAAGAAATAAAAGAGCTGCTAAGAAGCGTAAGGAAGATCCAAATCCAAATAGATCTGGATCCGCAAAAATAGTGACTCAGGAAGAGGCGGGTGAAAAGGATGCCTGCTATAAGAAAGTAAAATCTAGGTATAGTGTTTGGCCAAGCGCATATGCTTCTGGGGCACTTGTTAAGTGCCGTAAAGTTGGTGCATCAAACTGGGGCAATAAATCTAAAAATAAAAAGTAAATTATGAAAACTAAATTTCCACTTGAACACGTAGTAAAATACGATACTAAAGAAGTGTGGATTAAATGTGATAGCAGCATTACTGCTATGGGTATTCCAGCACTTGTAAATAAATACTATCCAGGATACATTGGTCGCATTGCGAGTGAGGATTATCTTGATGGGATGAGGAACCAGTTGGCAAACTGACCACTGCCCTCTCTCGCCAGATCCTTTTTACCCTATAATAACAGGGTTGAAACAAAGCAAATCAATGGCACTCTCTTCCGATTACATCCGCACTTCTCTTCAGAACCTGTATGGTAACACCGTTACTGGTGCTGATATTCGTGCCTGGTGTAGTATGAATGATGCTAATTATCAAACTGTAAGTAAGAAACTTGATCAATATAAAATTTCCCGTGGTAAATGGAATCTTGAAGTGACTCAACAAAAAGTAGAAGAAATCGAACGTACTTTCCAAGCACCTTCTGTAGTCCCTCCTATCGAACAAAATCTCATTCCAGAAAAAGATGATACCTTCGTCCGCTTTGGTAACTTTGCTGATATTAAAAAAATTATTCAGTCCCGTCTTTTTTATCCAACGTTCATTACGGGTCTTTCGGGTAATGGTAAAACGTTCTCTGTTGAGCAAGCGTGTGCTCAACTTAAGCGTGAACTAATTCGTGTAAACATTACTATTGAAACTGATGAAGACGACCTTATCGGGGGTTTCCGCCTTGTTGACGGGAATACTGCTTGGCACAACGGTCCCGTCATTGAGGCACTGGAGCGAGGAGCAATCCTGCTTCTTGATGAAATCGACCTCGCTAGCAACAAAATTCTGTGCCTCCAATCCATCCTTGAAGGAAAGGGTGTCTTCCTGAAAAAGATTGGACGTTGGGTGAAACCTGCCGATGGTTTTAATGTTATTGCCACAGCAAACACGAAAGGTAAGGGTAGCGATGACGGTCGTTTCATTGGCACCAATGTACTCAATGAGGCATTCCTTGAGCGTTTCCCTGTGACCTTTGAGCAAACCTATCCTGCTCCTGCTACTGAACAGAAGATTCTGGAAGGCGTTGCTCTGGACCTGCAGGTAGAAGACCGCGACTTCTGCAAGCGCCTTGTAGACTGGGCAGACATTATCCGTAAGACCTTCTACGATGGTGGTATTGAGGAAATCATCAGCACCCGCCGTTTGGTTCATATCGTTCGTGCTTATAGCATCTTTGGTAACAAAGCAAAGGCAATTGATGTTTGCACTGCTAGGTTTGATGATGAAACCAAAACTGCCTTTATTGAACTTTACGATAAAGTAGATGCTGATTTCCAGATGCCTGTTGACCAGGAAACCCAATCCTGATATAATTGGGGAAGGTAAATGTGCCTTCCCTCCTTTTTATGATTGAATCAACTTTTACTATTAATATGACAGACAACAAAACTCATTTTTGGAAATACAACGAAGATAAGATTCTAAAAGATGTTGAAGATTATGTGACTGGAACTTATGGAAGTCACTATTGTGGACATAATCAAGAATACAGCGACATCCAAACAATTGATTTGATGGCAGCAAAGGACCTCGCTCCTGGTTTCTGTCAGGCAAATATCCTAAAGTATGGAAGTCGCTATGGCGATAAGGATGGACGCAATAAGCGTGATTTGCTCAAAGTAATTCACTATGCTATGCTTCTGCTTCACTTTGATGGGCATTATACTCGTCAAGACAATGGACTTACTGAATTCTCCCGCTGATTATTATGAAAATCTCTGACAAAACTCTGACTCTGCTGAAGAATTTTTCTTCTATCAATCAATCTATCCTGTTCAAGGAAGGAAGTAATCTTCGCACAATTTCAGTGATGAAGAATATCCTCGCAGAAGCAACTATTGAAGAAGAACTACCCAAGGATTTTGGCATCTATGATCTGAACCAGTTCCTGAATGGACTCAATCTACATCAGAATGCGGAACTAGATTTTCAGAATGATGGATATGTTGTCATTAAGGAAGGCAAGTCTCGCTCTAAGTATTTCTTTGCTGATCCTAATGTAATCATTACTCCCCCAGATAAATCAATTTCCCTTCCTTCTGAAGATGTTTGTTTCATTCTTGATACCAAAGAACTTGATAAGTTGCTTAAGGCTGCTGCTGTTTATCAACTCCCTGACCTGTCTGTCGTTGGTGAGGCAGGCGTTGTTAAACTAGTGGTCCGCGATAAGAAGAATGATACTTCCAATGATTTCTCTGTGATTGTTGGTGAGACCGAAGAGGTATTTACATTCAACTTCAAGGTTGAGAACATCAAGATCATCCCTGGAAATTATGAGGTTGTAATCTCAAGTAAACTTTTGTCACGGTTCAAGAATACTGGATTCAATGTGACCTATTATATTGCTCTGGAGCCTGATTCTACTTTTGGTTGATGAACATCTTTGTCACTTCTCCGTTTCCCGCCGAATCGGCTATTTGCCTTCCCGACAAACACATCGTTAAGATGCCCTTAGAGTGCTGCCAAATGCTCTCTATCGTGGCATCAGAGAAGTGGGGACACGGTTACGGCACTCTCCCTAAGGCAGATGGAACCCCCTACAAGACCGAGAAAGGATCATTCCGCAATCATCCCTGCACCAAGTGGGCACTGGAGAGTATCCATAATGCCTACTGGTTAATCAAGTGGGGATTGAACTTGTCCGATGAGTACTGCCTGCGGTATAATAAAACTCACTCCTGCTACAAGACTCTTGTGGATGCATACTATTTGTTTCCCAAGGGCAAGATTACAGAAGTGACACCATTTGCTCGTGCTATGCCTGAGGAATGGAAGTTTGACGACACTATTGATACATTTGAAGCATACAAGAAATATATCGCATCCAAACCTTGGGTTGCTGATAATTACCTTCGTATGCCGCAAAGAAAACCTAATTGGATTTGATTATGACAAGTGAATTTCTTTTCGTGGAACGATATCGTCCTCAAGTGATTGAGGATTGTATTCTTCCTGATGAAACTAAAAAAACGTTTAAGGAGTTTGTAGCAAAAGGTGAGATTCCTAATCTCCTTCTTGCTGGACCTCCTGGTATTGGTAAAACTACCATCGCAAAAGCATTATGTAATGAATTGGGGGCAGATTATTATGTCATCAATGGATCCGACGAAGGGCGTTTCCTGGATACTGTACGAAACCAAGCAAAGAACTTCGCTTCGACCGTCTCACTTACGGGATCTTCTAAACACAAAGTCATCATCATCGATGAGGCGGATAACACAGGCAACGACGTACAACTCCTACTACGGGCGAATATTGAGGCATTTTATAACAACTGCCGATTCATCTTCACCTGTAACTACAAGAACAAGATTATTGAACCTCTTCACTCCCGATGTGCCGTCATTGACTTCACAATCAAAGGGAAGCAAAGAGTTCAACTTGCAGGTAGTTTCTTCCAACGACTTCAATCAATCTTGGATGCGGAAAAGATTGAGTATGATGAAAAGGTCGTTGCGGAACTGGTATCAAAACACTTTCCCGACTTCCGCAGGGTACTCAACGAGTGCCAAAGATATTCTACGGGGGGTAAAATTGACTCAGGAATTCTCGCATCGTTCTCGGACATTTCGGTAAATGAACTCGTCAAACACCTTAAGGAGAAGAACTTCACGGAAGTACGAAAGTGGGTGGTCTCCAACTTGGACAACGATTCTACTGTCATTCTTCGCAGGGTTTATGACACCCTTTATGATGCTCTTGTCTCCGGTTCTATCCCTGCTGCCGTTCTTATTATTGCTAAGTATCAATACCAAATTGCGTTCGTTGCTGATCAAGAAATTAACCTCTTAGCAGCACTAACCGAAATTATGTGTGAATGTGAATTTAAATAAAGGAGAAAAAAATGAATGTAAGACTAATTCGTATGTGGTCTGGCGAAGATGTAATAGCAGACTTGGTTGAAGAGGATGACTCAATTGTCATTTCTAATCCAATCGTTGCCATTCCTTCTGGTAATGGTCAACTAGGATTCGCTCCATGGTCTCCACTCTTAAAGGGTAAGGATGAAAAAATTAAAGTTTCTAAGAGTTATGTAGTGTATGTTGCCGATACACAAGAACAGATTGTTGATCAATATGAGCAAATGTTCTCGGCAATTGCTAAACCTCCAAGTAAGAAACTTATCCTTTGATTTTGATTGAGGTAATATTATGAAATCTTTGAAAACCCCTCTTCGTTATCCTGGCGGCAAGTCTCGTGCTTGCGTCAAGATGGATCCATACTTCCCCGATCTTCGCAACTACGATGAGTTTCGTGAACCATTCCTTGGCGGTGGGTCTGTTGCCATTCATATCACTAAGAAGCATCCATATCTTAAAATTTGGGTGAATGATCTTTACGAACCACTTGTAAACTTCTGGCAACAACTCCAGATGTTTGGTGGGGATATGAAAAATATTCTTTCAGATCTTAAATCCGAGTATAATACTCCAGATAAAGCAAGAGTTCTTTTTACTGATGCCAAGATTTCTGTTAATGACCTTCATCAAACAAATCTTGATCGTGCGGTTGCTTTTTACATCGTAAATAAATGTTCTTTCAGTGGTCTTACTGAAAGTTCTTCTTTTTCTCAACAAGCATCTAATTCAAACTTCTCGATGAGAGGAATTGAAAAGTTGCCCGAGTATTCTAAACTTATTGAGCACTGGCGTATAACTAACTACTCCTACGATTATCTATTGGATGGGGACACCACTGCTTTTGTGTATCTCGATCCTCCTTATGACATTAAGGATAATCTCTATGGGAACAAGGGATCAATGCATAAAGGATTTGATCACGATAAGTTTGCTACTGATTGCGATTCTAATAATATGGATCAATTGGTAAGTTATAATTCCGATCAACTGGTAAAAGATCGCTTTAAGAACTGGAACGCTGCCGAGTTTGATCTCACTTATACAATGCGTTCGGTTGGAGAATATATGCGAGAGCAAAAACAACGTAAAGAATTGCTGTTATTTAATTATGAAATGCGAAGTGACATTGTATAAAGCGGGAACCACCTTTAAGGAAGTGGTAATTGCTAATGATTATAAAGATGCTCGCGAGGTTGCTCTTGCCAGGAATCCTGGAGCAAAGATAGTTGGCGTTACCGCAGTATTCAAATGAAATATGAACTGAAGGATTGGTTGAATTCTATCAACTTCACGAAGGAAGATTTGGTAGAAGAAAATCCAGATATGAAAAAAGAATATCCGTCTTACATCATTAATAAATGTTTATCGGGACACGTTGATTGTATTCTTTTCGCAAATGAAATGAATATGAACCATCATTTAGACAAAGATCTCCAATATTCTTTTTATCTAAATAGTCTGAGGAAAAGGAAAAGATTTTCTCCTTGGCTCCGAAAAGATAAAGTCAAAGATCTAGAATGCGTCAAACAATACTATGGTTATAGTAATGAAAAAGCATCTCAGGCTTTGAAGATTTTAAATAAATCACAACTTGACTTTATAAAACAACGACTTGAAACTGGCGGAACAAAATGACTAACCAAACAATTGAACCTCAAGTAAATTGGTCTCCCGATATGATGGTGGAGGTAATTCTTAATGAACCTGATGATTTTCTGAAAGTTCGTGAAACTTTGACACGTATTGGAGTTGCATCAAGAAAGGAGAAAAAACTCTATCAGAGTTGCCATATTCTTCATAAGCAAGGTAGGTATTACATTACCCACTTTAAAGAACTGTTTGCCTTAGACGGTAAGCACGCAAATCTTACAGTTAATGATGTTCAGCGCCGTAATAGAATTGCCCGTCTTCTATCAGATTGGGGTCTAATTACTGTTGTTAATGCTGATTCTATTTCTGACATTGCTCCTTTGAATCAAATTAAAGTTCTTTCCTATAAGGATAAGGGTGATTGGGAACTAGAGCAGAAGTATAATATTGGTAAGAAAGGAAAAGGTGTAGAAACCGAATAAATAAGACTGAGACTCTTTTCGTGCGGTCTCTACAAAAGTCGGAACACCCCAAAAAGAGGTTCGGTTTTTACCGTTCCTCTTTTTTTCGTTTCTTTTATAATTAATAATGGATGCCTTCGGGATCCACAAAACACAAACTCGCTTTTAAAGGAGCTACCATAATGACTAGTATCACCGGGTATACTGCTGCGGATCTTCCTGCCTTGATGGATAGGATTAATCGTCACAGCATTGGGATGGATGAATATTTTCATCGTTTATTTTCTCTTCATGAAACTACCGTAAATTATCCACCATATAATCTAGTGCAAGTTAGCAATGTAGAATCAAGACTTGAATTGGCACTTGCCGGATTCAAAAAGAAAGAAGTCTATGTTTATACGCAGGATGGAAAACTTTTCGTTGAGGGGCAAAGAGAGGATAAAGAGACTGATACCAACTACGTCCATAAGGGACTGGCTCAACGATCTTTCAAGAGATCGTGGACAATGGCAGACGACACAGAAGTTGAAGATGTATCCTTTGAAGACGGACTCCTCTCTATCAACATAAGAAAAATTGTACCAGATCATCACAAGAGGAAGGACTATCTCTAAATAAAAGAAAAAAACTATGAAATCTTTCACCGATTTTATTACTGAAGCACAATTAATTGCTTATAAGATGGCAGTGCCTCATTCCACTCAAGCACCAAAATTGAAAATTCCTAAGGGCAAAGCACTTCCAAAAAGGTCTGGTTCCAGTGCCCGAGGGGGGCATGGTGGTGGTCATGGCGGGGGGCATGGCGGTCATGGCGGCGGTCACGGTTCTGGTAATGGTGCCGGCGCTGGTGGCGGTGCTGGTGGTAATGGTGGCGCCGGTGGAGGAGGTAACGGGGGTGGAGGAAACGGTGGCGGCGGTAATGGGGACTAAATACTTTTGAATATCGTCGGCGCGAGGGGACCCTGGCAAAATCCAGGTTGACTCCCCTCATTTTTTTTGCTAGAATATCTTTAAAGATCATGGAGTGATTTATGACCGTTAAGATCGCATTGTTAAAATCCGGAGAGCAAATAATTGCAGATATTAAAGAAATGATATCTGGTTCTGAAGAGGAGGAATCTGCGAATACTAGAGTTGTTGGGTATCTTTTTGAATTTCCATATGCTGTTCATTTGAGAAATCCTGAGCTTATAATTGATAAAGATGCTCCAATTCAACTTGAGATTTCAATGTTTAATTGGCTTCCAATGAGTAAGGATCATGTTATTCCTGTTCCACCAAGTTGGGTTGTCACGATATATGAACCAACTAAAAAGGTGAAAGATATGTATTCGAGTGTACTTGAAAAACTTAAGAAGAATAAAGAAAATCTGAACAAAACTGGAGATCAAAATGATAAAACTAATAGTGTTGATGAACAAGCAGATTCTGATAAGCAAGATTGAAGAATCTCCTTCTGAACTCGGAGAACCTGATTGTAAATTGACTGATCCTTATATTGTTAAGGATAATCCAATTCTGGAACAAGAAAAGTTCTTAGAACCATTTTTGTCTGGATATACTAGACAAAAGACTTTTATGATTAGTTCTGATAAGATTCTTACCTTAACTGAACCAACCCCAACGCTTCTTGAAAAATACGAGGACCTTATTAAAGAATGAGTTTGCGATTCTATACTAATGTACAAATGATCGGGAATCAATTTCTCGTTCGTGGATATGAAAATGGCAAGCACGTAATGTTTAAGGAGGAATATTCTCCAACATTATTCGTGCCTTCAAAAAAAGAAACAAAATACAAATCTCTTGATGGCGAATCTCTGGAACCAATTAAACCAGGATTAGTTAGAGATTGTCGCGAATTCTATAAAAAATATGAGAATGTGGATGGATTCAAAATCCACGGAAATGATAGATATGTTTTTCAATATATCTCTGACAAATATCCTGGAGATGAAATCAAGTTTGACATTAATAAAATCAGACTAGCAGTTCTTGATATTGAGGTTGCGTCCGAAAATGGATTTCCTGATCCTAAGACTTGTGATCAGGAAATCCTTTTGATTACACTGATGGATTATGCCACAAAGCAAATTACCACTTGGGGTAATGGTCCATTCAATAATAAGAGAAAGGATGTTAATTATATTCAGTGTAATTCTGAACACGATCTTCTTTCTCGCTTTATGCATTATTGGGATCATCCAGATCACCTTCCCGAAATTGTGACTGGATGGAACATTCAGTTTTACGATATTCCATATATTTGTGGGCGCCTAGCGAAGGTTTTGGGTGAGAAGAGAATGAAGAGTTTCTCACCTTGGGGTCTTGTAACTCAAAACGAAGTATTTGCTAATAATCGCCAACAGATTTGTATGGATGTTGGTGGAATTTCTCAGTTGGATTATTTGGATCTCTATAAGAAGTTCACTTACAAAGCACAGGAATCCTATCGTCTGGATTACATTGCCGAAGTAGAACTTGGGCAAAAGAAACTTGACCACTCTGAGTTTGATACCTTCAAAGACTTCTATACTAAAGGTTGGCAAAAGTTTGTAGAGTATAACATCGTTGACGTAGAACTTGTTGACCGAATGGAAGACAAGATGAAACTCATTGAACTTGCTCTGACAATGGCATATGACGCCAAGGTAAATTATTCTGATGTATTCTCTCAGGTTAGAATGTGGGATACTATTATCTACAACTATCTTAAAAAAAGAAACATTGTTATTCCACCCAAAGAGCATTCTGCCAAAGACGAAAAGTATGCTGGTGCTTATGTAAAAGAACCAATTCCTGGCGTGTATGATTGGGTTGTGAGTTTTGACTTGAACTCACTATATCCACACCTGATTATGCAATATAACATTAGTCCAGAAACTCTTATGGATGAAAGGCATCCTACAGTAAATGTGGACAAAATCCTGAATGAGGAAATGAACTTTGAGTTGCATAAGGATTATGCAATCTGTGCTAATGGTGCGATGTACCGTAAAGATGTTCGTGGATTTCTTCCAGAACTGATGGAAAAGATTTACAATGAACGTGTGATCTTTAAGAAGAAGATGCTTGCTGCCGAGCAGGAATATGAAAAGAAGAAGACTAAGGAACTGGAGAAGGAAATTGCCCGATGTAACAATATCCAGATGGCACGTAAGATTCAACTTAACTCAGCTTATGGTGCTATTGGCAATCAGTATTTTCGTTATTTTAAACTAGCAAATGCTGAGGCAATTACTCTTTCGGGTCAAGTTTCTATTCAATGGATTATGAATTCTATGAATTCTTATCTAAACAAGATTCTCAAAACAGAGGACGTTGATTATGTTATTGCTTCTGATACTGATTCTCTCTACGTTAATATGGGTCCTTTGGTGGAAACTGTATTCAAAGGAAGAGAAAAAACTACTGAAGGCATTGTTTCGTTCCTTGATAAGGTCTGTCAAATGGAACTTGAAAAATATATTGAAAGTTCTTATGAAAAATTGGCGGAGTATGTGAACGCTTACGATCAAAAGATGTTTATGAAGCGCGAGTGTATTGCTGAGCGTGGTATTTGGACCGCAAAGAAGCGATATATTCTTAGTGTGTGGGATAGTGAAGGTGTTCGCTATGAAGAACCTAAACTCAAGATCAAGGGTATTGAGGCAATCAAATCATCCACTCCAGCACCTTGCCGTAAAATGTTCAAGGACATCTTCAAAATTATGATGAGTGGAACTGAGGATGATGTGATTGATTACATTGATAAGTGTCGCCGCGAATTCAGGACACTTCCGCCAGAATCTATTTCTTTCCCAAGGTCAGTTTCTAATGTTCAAAAGTATCACTCTTCCGCTGAGATTTATGCTAAAGGGACGCCCATTCAAGTTCGTGGAGCACTGTTGTTCAACTATTATATTAAGAAGGCAAACCTAACAAATAAATATTCACTTATTCAAAATGGTGAAAAAATTAAATTTTGCTATTTGAAAAAACCAAACCCAATACACGAAAACATTATTTCTTTCATTCAAGATTTTCCTAGGGAACTTGGAATTGACAGATTCATTGACTATGAACTACAATTTGAGAAAGCATTCCTAGAACCACTTAGGATTATTCTTAATGCTATTGGATGGAACGTAGAAAAAACTGCAAATCTTGAATCATTTTTCGCATGATGATAATGAAAAAACTTATTAGAACTTTTAATAGACTGACTGCCTGGATGCGCAAAGATACTGACGTGATGGTCAGGAATAGTGATGGATGGGGAGATGATGTTTTCTATCAAATCAAGATGGCAACACCTTCTCCGGAAACAAAGACAATTGTTTATATGGATAAGAATACTAATGTAATGACACCATATCCAGAAGTTTCTGGATCTACAACTATTGGTGGGATTAGTATGGATATCGTATCTGACATCGTTGATGGTATCAGTAATTGGGTAAATGATATGGATACTTATGTTCGTATTCAAAGAGTTACTGATAAAGGTGATGCAATCGGTAAAGCACTTCTTATTTGTGTAACTAACCCAACTGCGGGATGTCCTTGGTTTTCTATTCAGAGGAGTGATGATGATTATTATCAGGAATATTCACTTTATGAAAATCAAGGTGTAGGTGTGTTGGATGCTTTTGATGATGGAACATCCCTCAATATTACTCGACAGGGTGATACTGATGTAAAAAACTGGAAAATTGATATTGGTTGATAATATGGACTTTCTTAAAGATATTGTAAAAGAGATTGGTGGTGAGTATACACAACTTGCTGCAGACATTGATGAAACTGAAAAATATGTTGACACGGGTTCGTACATTTTTAATGCACTGGTTTCAGGTAGCATATTTGGCGGTGTATCTGGCAACAAGATTACTGCTATTGCTGGAGAGTCTAGTACTGGAAAAACTTTCTTCAGCCTCGCCGTTGTTAAGAATTTTCTTGATTCTAATCCCGATGGTTATTGTCTCTACTTTGATACTGAAGCCGCTATTACCAAATCACTCGTGGAGTCACGCGGCATCGACACATCTCGTCTTGTCGTGGTTAATGTTGTCACCATAGAAGAGTTTCGTGGAAAGGCGCTTAAGGCAGTTGATATTTACCTTAAGAAACCCTTAGAAGAACGCAAACCTTGTATGTTTGTACTAGACTCTTTGGGAATGCTTTCTACTGAGAAAGAAATTACTGACGCACTTAATGATAAGCAAGTTCGTGATATGACTAAATCACAACTTGTGAAAGGTGCCTTCCGAATGCTAACACTCAAACTAGGTCAAGCAAATGTTCCACTCCTTGTCACAAATCATACATACGATGTCATCGGAGCTTACGTACCAACGAAAGAAATGGGGGGAGGTTCTGGACTCAAATATGCAGCATCTACAATCATCTATCTCAGCAAAAAGAAAGAAAAAGATGGAACAGAAGTGGTCGGCAATATTATCAAAGCTAAGACTGCTAAGTCGCGTTTGAGTAAGGAAAATAAAGATGTGGAGATTCGTCTGTTTTATGATGAACGCGGTCTGGATAGATATTATGGACTACTTGAACTCGGTGAGATTGGCGGTCTGTGGAAGAATGTCGCAGGGCGTTATGAGATTGATGGTAAGAAAATTTATGCCAAACAGATTCTCAAGGAACCTGAAGTATATTTCACCGAAGAAGTAATGGAACAACTTGATCAAATTGCACGAAAGGAATTTAGTTATGGAGAAAGTTGAGTTTCTAATCCTTAGAAACCTATTGTATAATGAATCATATATAAGAAAAGTAATTCCATTTCTAAAACCAGAATATTTTGAAGATTATAATCAAAAGATTGTATTTGAAGAAATACTTTCTTTCGTTCAGGAATATAATCAACCTGCAACTAAAGAAGTTCTCTGTATTGAAATTGAAAAGAGGAATGATATCAACGAACAGACATTCAAAGAGATTATTCAAGTAATCTCTTGTTTGGAAGATGTTCCCGTTGAGATGGGTTGGTTGGTTAATACAACCGAAAAGTGGTGTAGAGATCGTGCCATTTACTTGGCACTTATGGAGTCTATTCATATTGCTGACGGAAATGATGAAAAGAAGAATCGCGATAGCATTCCTTCTATTCTTTCTGATGCTCTTGCTGTAAGTTTTGATAATCATGTAGGACATGATTACCTACAAGATTATGAACAAAGATACGAATCATATCACAAAAAGGAGGATAAAATTGAATTTGATCTTGAATACTTTAACAAAATTACCAAAGGCGGTCTCCCTAACAAAACTCTTAACATCGCTCTTGCTGGTACGGGTGTCGGCAAGTCTCTATTCATGTGCCATGTGGCTAGCTCCGTCTTGCTCCAAGGGAGGAACGTTCTGTACATTACGATGGAAATGGCAGAAGAACGCATTGCTGAAAGAATTGATGCAAACCTCCTGAATGTTGCTATTCAGGATATTACTTCTCTTCCAAAGCAAATGTTTGAAACTAAGGTAACAAATTTAGCAAAGAAGACTCAAGGTTCACTTATAATTAAAGAATACCCGACAGCATCTGCACATTCGGGGCATTTTAAAGCACTTCTTAATGAACTTGCACTTAAGAAGTCATTTAGACCCGATATTATTTTCATCGATTACCTTAATATTTGCTCTTCCTCTAGGTTTAGGGGAGGTAGCAACGTTAATTCTTATACGTTGGTCAAATCAATTGCAGAAGAACTTCGTGGACTTGCTGTTGAGTTTAATGTTCCTATTGTTTCTGCTACCCAGACTACTCGTTCAGGGTATTGCTTGGATTTGAAAACACAAGTTCAAACACCGCAAGGACTGAAAGAACTTTCAAATATTCAAGTTGGGGATTTGGTGCTTTCAAATACTGGTTATAATGAAGTCCTAAATGTTTTTCCAAAATCCAAAAAGAAATCTTATAAGATTACTTTGGAAGATGGTAAAGAAATCATTTGTAGTGAAGAACATTTGTTCCCAACTCAAAATGGTGAAGTTAATATCAAAGGGGGTTTGAAAGAAGGTATGTGTCTTTATGTGAAGGAATAGTGTGTGTAAGTTCTACTTCTTATAAATAATAGTAGTATAACTTACTGATATGAAAGTAAAGATTTATCTAATTACAAACACAGCAGTCAATCCACATATGTATTATGTTGGATTGACTAAAAATAAATTGGATAGAAGATTACAAGAACATATCACTCTTGGAAGGCACGAAGGAAATAAACTTCTGTCTGATGCTATTATTGAATATGGTAAAAGAAACTTTACTATTGAAGTGATAGAAGAAGTTGATGAAAGTGAAGCAAGAATAAAAGAAGATTATTATATTCGCAAATATAAATCTCATTATAGAGATGGATGTGGATATAATATGAAATATGAAACTTGTAATTATGAGAAACACTATCACGGAGCAAATCAAGAACTAATAGAAGAGAATATTAGAAATGGTAGGGCGTGGAACTATGGAATAAGTTTTTCTACACAATCAAAAGAAAAAATGAGAAAAACTAAAAAGCATAGATATTCTCTTGGTGTTTATAAAAAGTTCAATACAAATCATTCACAAGAAACTAAAAATAAAATCGCAGAAAGTAAAAGAGGACAAAAACTTACAGAGGAACATAGAAAAAATATTTCTAAATCTTCTGTTGGTAGAACTTGGATTTATAATCCAGAGTTGAATGAAAGAAAGTTTGTGAAACAAGATGAGTTGGAAATGTTCTTGGAAAGTGGTTGGAGGAAAGGTAGGTTATAAATACTAAAAAAGTAGTTTTAATATGAACTCACAAGAACTTCGCAATCTTCAAGAAGCATATAACCAAGTTCATCAAGTTGATGAAGAACTAACTGGTTCAAGAAAAGAGAAAGCATCTGAAATCTTAAATAAAAAATTAAGAGATGTTGAAACTTTAAGAAAACTTGCTGCTCGCAAAAGAACTCAAAAAACTGATTATGGTTCTGGAAATAAAGCAGCAAGAAAAGCAGGTAAAGAAGTAAAAGATAGTCGTGTTGCTCAATCTGATGAAAGTTATGATTACTACGACATCATCCTCTCACACCTTCTTGATGAAGGATATGCTGATACTCAAGAAGCAGCAGAAGCAATTATGGTGAATATGAGTGAAGAGTGGAGAGATAGTATTATTGGTTGATAAAATCATAAAATCTTTCTCAACCACTCACCTTGCTTTTGGTGGGTGGTTTTGTTATAATGTGAATAGGTAAGAACTCTATGATGCTGAAAAAAATTCTAAAAATTGAAGAACTTGATGAAAGAGAACTTATAGATATTGAAGTATCTGGAAATCATTTGTTCTATGCGAATGCTATTCTCACACATAATAGTAACTCTGATGTTGAACTTACTGATACTTCTGAATCTTTTGGTCTTCCTGCGACTGCTGACTTGATGTTTGCTCTGATTTCAACTGAGGAACTTGAAGGTCTCGGTCAGATTCTTGTAAAACAACTTAAGAATCGTTATAATGACCCTACCATTCACAAGCGTTTCGTGATTGGTATTGATCGTGCGAAAATGCGTCTTTATGACTGCGAACAATCTGCTCAGAATGATATCCTTGACAATGGAAAGGAAGAAGAGTATGATTACGAAGAAAAGAAACCAAAGAAAACATTCGAAGGATTTAAATTCTAATATGACTATTGATCTTAATAAGTATGTTGAGTTCGTCAATACAACCACATCAAAACCAAGCAAAGAATTTCCCGAGTTTGCCGATCGTCTTAATGATCTCAAAATCCAAGGATTTCCTACCGAGCGACTGCTTACTGCTGCTGTAGGAATGTCTGCTGAGGCAGGTGAGTTTACCGAGATTGTAAAGAAGATTGTCTTTCAAGGTAAACCAGT